ACTGTGGATTGCCCGTTTTTTTTGATACGCCTACATATTATTGAATTAACAATATCATTTTTAATAAAATGATATTTTTCAAAACAATAAACAACACTGCCAATCGTAAACGTTTCGGCTTGCTTTAAATCGGTTTCGGGGCATTCCTTATGCAATAACTCAATTGCTAGTTTCCGTTGTTCGGCATAATTGGCATCGAGCATTGTTTTTAAAGTACGCCCGTACTGCCTAAGTTCATCCATTGAAACCATTGGAGGGGTGTCGGTAACGAATGAGTAATTTATTTCATCAATCATAAAAATCTTGGTTTTGCCCATGATGGGGCGGTTAAGTATTCTATTTTGTCGGAGTAACCATGCCAATTGCCTGTTTTTAGGCAGTTGGCGTATGTCCTTAAATCTTGTTCGTATTCCATACGGCCAAGTTGCACGTAAAACGAATCAAGCGTGTAAACGGCGCAAAGGTACGGCGGATCTTTTTCAACGGCGATAAAGCAAAATTCGCGGGGGGCATCCATGATTGCCGAGTCCAGGCCGTCAATGTAGAAAGCATTTTGTACATGGTAACGGTAATCCATAACCGAACGATTGAACCCTTGCGGGGAAGCGTCGCGGCAAGATTTGAGGTCAACGCATACGCCCACATCTGAAAGCCAATCCGGGCGTATTTTGCACTTTGCCCCCGTGGTCGGGTCGGTGAAAAAAAACGACTGTTCGGCAACGCCTTTTTTCAGTAACCAATTGGCCGATTTGTTAGCCAACACGCTATCGGACATATACCGAAGCGTATCGAAATCGGCAACCGATATGGCAGTTTTGCCCGTGTTTTCTTTCAATACACCGGCCTTCCATTCTTTGTACTTTGATGTAGCCCGTGGATTTGCGCCCGCAATTTCAGATACTTTTGCTTCATCGTTTATGCAAAAATATTCCCTATCAAACCGATCCCTTTCGGTGATCGCACAGTGGAACTCGTGCCCGAAATCACCCCACTTCTTTGCGGGTTCGGGCTTCGCATCGGGGTTTAAGTATTTCCACCAATAATGTCGGGGCGACTTGCGGATCAAGTCAAGCCCCGACTTTGAAACCCTCGTTTTATCGGCGTGGTATTGTTCGCTAGTCATAACCCCCGTTTGTGGTATTCGTTCGACAATAGACCCAACTCTATACTTATAGAGTAGAAAGAAAACAAGGCGGCCAACTGCGACCCGAACCACCACCAAGCGAACCCGATGGATGCGGCAAGGAATAACCAGGATAGCCATTTGGCCAAGTTTGAACGTTTGATCATGTTTTTTTGTGTTTTGGTGAAAATTTCTAGTGCAAATATATACAATATTCGATAACGTGTGTATATTTGCATAGATTATTTAACACACAAACCAAAAAAGTAAGGCAATGGCACAAAATAGGCTAGTAGCTATAAAAAAGGATTTGCCAAAGTTCGGCGAACCTAGGGCGGTTAAGGAACTTAAAACCAAGGCCAATGAAATGGGCGTGAATTGGGCCGATGTATTGGGATGGAAAGGATGGAACATAGCCAAAACAGAACAAGAACGGCGCAACTTGATACGAACGGCGATAAAGCTGCATAAATACAAGGGCACGACCATATCTATTAAAATGGCAATTGCCGAAGGGTGGTTTACCCGCAAGGCTTCAAAATGGCATACGATGTACGAACAAATGCTATCGTACCGCGCGGCCTCGTTCTTTAGTCGTGTGCATTGCCCTGAAGTGTCCATTGGTGGCATGTTGACCACGGATGAGGCACAAGAAACGATAGATACAGATTATACGGAATCAAGTTCAAAGCCCGCCAAAAAATCGGCAATTGAAACACTAAACGAAACTATTGCATCCGCCCCCGAAACTCAAAAAATGAACATCCAAGATGTTGATGTTTTGCCCGACAATAAAGAGCCATTTGATGAATTGTAAAATAAAAACCCGTTTGATTTACCAAATAAAAAACCCGCTTGATTTACCAAGCGGGTTTTTTATTACCGTGATTCCGTTTCCGTGTCGTTGTCGTGAAGCTCCAAAAATTTGCTGTCGTTTTTCCACTCATTGTAAAGGACTCCGACGGCGAACAAAATAGATGAACAAACGACTACGATTCCACCAAAAAAATACCAATCTCCCATTGTGCCAGTGATTTAGAAATTACTTGATTCGTTTTATTTCGGAAGGCAAAGCTACGAGGTTTATATTTAAAAACCGTGCTTTTAGCTTGTACCGCCCCATGTTTGGCAAATAACCGATGATGATTGATTCGGTGTGCCCATCGCCTCTATCCAAAACCACAGGAGTACCAATCGGCAAATCAAAAACAACCTTTATCGGTTCTGGTTTTGGCTTTTCGGGTTCTATTGGTTTCCCCGCTTGCGTTGCCTTCCAATCCTCATATTTTTCAAGCCACTTAAGGTTTTCTAAATACTCCTTTGTGCCCGGTATGTTGAACTTCTTTGTCAGCTTACCCATGTACGTTGCCTTGCCGCACTTGTTTTTCCAAGTTGCATACCCAGTAGCACGGGCAAAACTTCCCGCAAGTGTTTTATTATTGTTCATCGTGAATTACAAGTTTGTGTTTTTTGACCATGAAACTGCCGTCGTGAAATGCATTGAAATAATGACGACCTATGCGTTCGGCTTCGTCTTTATTTGCTGCCATTATGACTACTTTTTTTGTTCCTTTGCCCTTTTTGATGGAACAAGTAAACCCGCTTTGTACTATAATCATACGTTTGGTTTTTTGAGTCCGTGTGCAATGTACCTACATTCATCGCTGCAAAATTGGGCTTTGGAAGACTTCATAATAGCATCGTGGCCGCATTCTTTGCAAGTGATTTTGTAACCGTTTCGGGCTACTTGTTTTGGCCTCAAATCGTGCTGAATCGGTTGCGTGTTGCCCCCAAATTGAAACCCTACATTTTGCGATTGGTTGCTAGTTATTGGCACACTGAAACGCGGCGCGGGCGTTGTCGGGTTGTCAATGAACCCGTGCCCGTTGTCGTTTTGTTGCGTGTCGGTGGCCTCCGAAACGAACCGATTACCATAAGAGTGCATCCAAAAAGACAACACCAAAAACAAGCCAGTGCAAACCAAACTACCCATGCGCATACGGGATTTGGTGGTTTCTATTTTGGCCGTGTGTTCGTTGACCTTTGCGCCGTATTGTTCGCCGTTGGACTGGAGTAGCCCGTTCATCGTATCCACCAAACGGGCTTTTTGATTGGCCAATTCCGTGATTTTTGCAACGTGCTTTTTATCGGCCTTCGGGTCAACGTAGTATTGGGCTTGGTCGCATTTATGGGCGTTCATGTGCGTACCACACCAATAAAACTCCCTTTGCTCAATATCATCTATTTGAGCCTCGATAGCGGTTATTTGGGGCGTGTAAATACCCGCAATCTCGGATGTTCGGGTATCAGTGGGTGCTTCGCCAACTATCCTTTGCGACCATTCCGGCCCGCCTTGGTAATCAGCGTACACGTTGAATACTATGAGCGCAATCAAAATACTCCCAAGTAGCGGCTCGATATGCTTTTGGGCGTTGTAGTAAACCATTACTTTGTCGGTAAAAATACCGATTGCAATAGCAATGGCAAAGGATACGCCCCATCCAATGTAAAAGGCGAATTCGCCCGCCGATGCAAAGAACGACTCGAAAAACTTGCCCGAAAGCATTGCCGAAATAAATAGCAAAACCCATGATCCGAAATGCGCCAACCTATAAACCAATTGAAAGTGGTTTGAATACCCGTCGTAAGAGTATTTACTTAGGAGTGATTTCTCCCAATCATTTGTTTTTTTCATAACTTTGTGATGTTTGTTGAACGTGAAATAAAAGGACTAAAGGCTATCGGGCTTCCCGCTAGCCTTTTTTGTTGCCGTGGCCGATGGAGCATGAAAAGCATTGATTGTTGCATTTCGAGTGCTTGACTTCGTGCTTCAAGCAATAAAACGCGGCTTTGCCCGCCGGACTCATTGCGGCCATGTCGGTAAGGAGTTCAAACTCATTGTTGTCCATGTAGTATTGTATGCCTTTCCCAGCAAGTGCCGTCATTATTTTGGCAAGTGAAAAATTGGGGAATCTTTCAGTTTGTTGCGTTACCCATTTGGCTTGTTCGGGTGTCAGTTTTACCGTTGTTTGCATCGTGTTGATGTGTTTTTGTTGTGAATGATTGAATTAGTGAGTACAATTATAGTAATCAATGCAATATTACACAACAAAAAACCCCGATATTTTTACATATCGGGGTTTTTATTATTTAATGTCGGTTTACTTCGTTGGCAGTTTAGGCAAATCCAATAACTCCCAGCCTTCCAATTCGGTAAAGTCCCGCAAGGCTTTGCGGTATTCTTTCCACTCGGCTTTTTTTTCTTTAGAGAGCGGCGCATCGGCCAATTGAGTCCAATCGGACTCCCTCAAAAGCCTATCCCTGTAAATCCGTTTGATAACCCCTTTTTGTTCGGGGGCAAAATCGGGCGTTTCGGTTTCTTTGGTGGCCTCAAAATACTCCCATGATATGCCGTTCCACCTTTGCATGAATCCCTGTTTTTCGGGCATGATTGGGGTTGTGATGCAACCTTTGGGCACAAGGTACTCGCCCGCCCTTTTTGGGTTCATGTCCGATTTGCCCAACTGTTTTTTTCGGATGAAAAAACCCGATTGGTTTATTACGTAAACTTCCATCTTATTCGTATTTAATGAAGTGGTTTAAAACTACGTTCCTGATGCCCAATTCGGGGCCTGTCAAGTCTTGGTTTGAAGGGAACGACATCCCAAAATAAACTTCGGGTGAATACTCCGAATCTTCGTCATGCCCCAAAACTTGCGCAAATCGCATGTCGGGCAATGAAAACTTATTGTAATATTCAATGATTACGTTGGTATCATTCCCGTCGTAAAGTTGGCATTCAGCTACATTCGCCCCGCTTGTTGCATCGCCGCTAGTTGGGTGCAAACTAAACGTGGTTGATGAAAGCACTTTTACATAGTAATCGTCCGATGAATCCACGGGAGTACCGCTAGGCATTTCAAGGGTAAACTGCCCGTCGGGTGAAAGTTCCGTTAATTTCATCCTATCGCCAGTTGCAAAGCCGTGGGCAACCGTAGTTGATCCCGTGCCGTCCTCATGGCTTATCGAAGAGAAAACAGTACCCGCCGTAACGATTCGCACACGTTGGCCAAACCGATAGCCCATTTTTTCGTACAAACGAGGGTAATCGGACTGCAAAACCCTTGCCCCGTTGCATTTCAAAAACCCAGTCGGGGGGTCTTCCAACGCGAATGCCACAACCGCCCCAACGAACTGATCCCGTACAAAGTTAAGGGCTTGTTTTATTGCCTTTAACGGCACGTTGTCAGTGCCGTCTATGCCCCCTTCTAGTGGGTCGTCGGTATCGAATAGTTGGATTTCGTTATCCGTAAACCAAGCATATAAACCCTCGTATCCTGTCATATTTTTAAAATTGAATTGTCCAAATACCTTCCAAGCGAATCGCCGATGTTTTGGTTATCGCGTCGCGAACTTTGCGGGAAAACAACGTATCATCGTCGCAAATCAAACCAAACTCGGTTATATCCACGCCGTTATTTTCAGCATAATCCAAAGCCCAAGTAAACGAAACCGCCCCCGTTTGAGGATATCCCACCGAATCAAAAGACTTTGTAAATACTCCCGTAAGTTCAAAATCTGTCAACGCTGCCGCCGTCGTCCCCGTTCCAAACCCGATTTGCGTAATAACATTGTCAGTTCCCCCACTTCCTCCAATCAAGGCCGCAAGGGCATTGCGCCCGCCGTTTACTACTAGGTTTTTTTCATTGACTGATTTAATTACTTGCCCGTTTTTGATCACGTTCATGGTAAAAACGCCAACTATATCTTTTTTGTCGTGTGCTTTCATTAATCGTAAATGATTTCAAGTTCAAAACTTTCTTCAATATACACCAAATCGGAAACCGTACAATCGAACGTAACCCCTTCAAAAACACATCGCGCGGGCTTGTATTCATTGATTAGCTCCAATACTATCGCCGTTTCATCGTCGGTTATCCCTTTGGTTTCGCCCAAATTTACAACAACTTGGAAGAACGCCCAATTATGCCAGTAGGCCGAATCGTGCTTTAAAAAGCCGTTGTACTTCCAAGTCCCATCCCTTACAACTCCGACGGTCGCCCCTTCGTTGATGGTCGCGCCCCCGAAACCAACTGATTTCAAAGCCTCTTTAATTGAGTACGGCGTACCCTTGTATTTATGCAGCTTTATCGCCGTTCGTATCAAGTTGCGCCGTTCTTGTTCTGTTTTGGCTATGTTCCATCCTTTCCATCCCAATACATCGAATTGATCCGCCAAGTCGGGCAAAGCCGAAGCGGGGCAAATGTTGACCAAGTACATTAGCCAGTTTGCCGAATCCCATGATTTTAAATAGGTTTCAGCCGCGACTACAATCGCGGTCAAATGTGGGCTATCTTTTAGCGAATTTGCAAAAACTGCCATTTATTAACCCTCGTTTAAGCCTATAATGCTGACCAATACCGAACTGCAAATGGCTACTTCAGTAGCATCAACTATCAAGTCAGCGACCGGACTTACAACCTCAACATTATACACGCCCGATACCTTCGTGCATTGTGCAATTATTTGCGATAACATTATATCGCGCCCTAATTTCGCCCCTTGTGTTTCTTTGAAAGCATCCAAATTGGCCGCTATTTCGGCCTCGACCGTGGCCTGTACGGCGGTGTCGTAAAGGGTAACATCCACTTCAATATCGTATAGTGTTGTGGTCGGGCTTAACACGTTCACCGTGTCGCAAAGCGGCCGTACC